ATGGATAAAAGAGCGGATAGAGGAATGTCCGGTAAAATGGCTGGAAAGACGGTTAAAAGAGTGGGGACAGATTCGGGTACAGGAAGCAGGAAAGGCGTAAAGAGAGATAAGGGCGGAGTGAGAGACAGGGTGAGAGACAACGTGAAGGACGGAGTGAAAGACAGGGTGAGAGACAACGTGAAGGACAGAATGAAAGACAATATAAAAGACAACATAAAAGACAGTAAACACAAGGTGAGGGACGGAGAAGGTAAAAATGGTGCAGGCGAGAGCGGGAAACGGTTTGATGGGTATGAGGGCGCATTTTCCAGGCAGCGCAGTGGAGAAAAACGCAGGGATGGCAGCTCACCAAGGGTACGCAAAGGGGCGGAAGGATTGTCAGTCTCTAAAAAACAAAATGGAGGGGCTCTTAATGCTGAAAAGCGGAGAGAGGATTCCAAAAGAGGAGGCTCATATGGGGGACGGGGAAGCAGACGGAGCAACAGTATCTGTCCGGTGCTGAATCTGTGCGGAGGCTGCCAGCTGCTGGATATGGAGTATGCCAAGCAGCTTGCGTTCAAACAGAAGCAGGCGGAAGAACTGCTAAAAGGACTCTGTCCTGTAAAGCCTATTATAGGCATGAAGGATCCCTTTCATTACCGCAATAAGGTACATGCTGTATTTGACAGGGACAAAAGAGGAAATATCATTTCCGGAATATATGAAGAAAATACACACCATGTAATTCCTGTGGAGAAGTGCCTTATAGAGGACCAGAAAGCAGATGAAATCATCGGTACTATACGCGGAATGCTCAAATCTTTTAAAATCCGGACCTATGATGAGGATACGGGCTTTGGGCTTCTCAGACATGTTTTAATCCGCAAGGGGTTTTCCACAGGGGAAATTATGGTAGTTCTGGTTACAGCATCTCCGGTGTTTCCGTCTAAGAATAACTTTGTTAAGGCTTTGCGGGAGAAACATCCGGAAATTACCACCATCGTCCAGAATATTAACGGAAGAGGAACAAGCATGGTTCTGGGGGATAAGGAGCATGTGCTGTATGGCAAGGGATATATTGTGGACGAGCTGTGCGGATGCCGGTTCCGTATATCATCAAAGTCATTTTATCAGGTGAATCCGGTGCAGACGGAAATTCTTTATGAAAAGGCATTGTCACTGGCCGGTCTTACCGGGCAGGAACTGGTGGTGGATGCGTATTGCGGTATCGGAACCATTGGGATTATAGCAAGTAAGGCGGCCGGGAAGGTTATTGGCGTGGAACTGAATCAGGATGCAGTCAGGGATGCTGTTAATAATGCGAAGATGAACGGAATTGAAAATATCCGCTTTTATTGCAATGATGCAGGACGTTTTCTGGTGAATATGGCTGAACAGGGTGAGAAAGCGGATGTGGTTATCATGGACCCTCCCAGAAGCGGAAGTACGGAGGAGTTTATGGACGCCGTAGGGAAGCTGGGAGCCGAGAAGGTGGTGTATGTGTCGTGTAATCCGGAGACGCTGGCCAGGGATGTAAGGTATATGAAGGAAATGGGGTATCGGGCGGAGGAGGCTTGGTTGGTGGATATGTTTCCGGGGACGGTGCATGTCGAAACCGTCGTGGAACTATCACGCAAAATCAAGGATTGACGGACTATCTGACATCTTTATTGGTTGCCCTGCCTACCTCTTGCCTACGCTTTTTTGAGTGGTAGGCAAGGTTGCTATGATATAGCATCTGCCAGGATTACAATGGCATCGTTCTGCATTTTTTCCGTGTTAAACACATAACGGTCCATGGTGGTCTTGATGTCCTTGTGGCCCAGACGCTCCATGACGGTCTTGGGCTGGGCGCCATTCTCCGCCAACAACGTGCCGTGAGTATGACGTAGGCAATGACTGTGGAACAGAGGATTTCCCAATTCTTCATGAATGACCTTGGCACAGTACTTGAAAGAGTATGGCGTCAACAGCTCGCCGTTTTCTTTGGCGCTTATTGGCATTATTTCCTTGCCAACAATTTTGACGTTGGAAGGAGCCTGAAAGATTAAGCCATCGTCCATTTGATACGTCTTTGTAAAGTACTGGCCGTACCGGAGCATGTTCTTTTTGCGGTTATGGATTTCTGTTTTCAGAACTTTTTCATATTCCGGGAGTATTTTTATAGTCCGGACAGAATCATATTTTGGCGGCCGGTAATACCACTTTCCGCCCTCATTGGCAAGCTGGTGCTGGATGGTTATGATGTGGCGCTCGAAATCTACGTCATGCAGCAAGTCAATGCCGTAAGCCTCTCCCAGGCGCGTGCCACAATGGTATCCGGTCATGAGCGGTATGTAAAAATTACTGTCCGGCCCAAAACGCTCAATGATGGCCGCAAAGTCCTCTTTGACACAGATATATTCTGTGTGTGCCTTGGCCTCATCAGACATAACTATCTTCGGTATTCTGGCATAATCACAGGGGTTGTACTTGATGTATTTACAGGGGTATACTGCGTATCCCAGGGCACCGGATAGACAGGATAAGGTATTTTTAACCATGCTTCGTGAATAACCCTGTCGTTTCATTCCATCCACCCATTTCTGGATTACATCGGTTTCCAATGATGACAGCCGGTATTTTCCGAATGCCGGTTTCAAATGAATACGGATTTTCTTTTCATAGTCTATTTGAGTATTGTATGTGAGGTTGACCTTGACATAATTCTCATGCCAGTAGTCAAGATAGTCCGACACACTGATGTCCGAAGGGGTAAACCTGCGGCCAGCAGAGTCATATTCCGCCTTAGCTTGGGTGCCGGCAGTGATGGCCTCGGCCTTGGTGCGGTATCCACCATGGCTGATAGGGTTGCGTTTTCCGTTGATTTTAGCCCCTTCAAAGGACCATTCCCAGGTGGAGCCGCGTTTTCTTGTTCTTAGTTGTCCCATATACCATTCCTCCTTAAAATTGGGTAAAATTAATACGCCCCTTGCCAGGACGCTCCAGGAATGATATAATTTTTTTGGGTAAAAGAATATCTTCCGGGATTCGTTCTGGTAAGAGAAATCTATGTGAAAAGCTCTGGGAGTTGGTAGCTCCTGGGGCTTTTTGCTATTTATGTTATTAATATTGCCAATCCCCATGCCGTGCGTGAAGGAGACCGTTTTTAAAGGTTATTCTAATTTTTGATTCTGCATCTTGAGAGTACCATCTGACCTGCAAATAGTCGTAGGTTTGACTTCCAATCTGGCGGCGTTCGGCATTAGTAATTTCATGCTCTTTGCCAAGTATGGAGATAACTTGGTCATAAGTCATACCTTCTTGGAGCTGGTTATATAGTTCTTCAGTTGCATATTTTCTGCCGTCAATGGTCATGTCTATATATTTTCCGGTTGAATCGTAAAGGCTGCCATCGGTTGCCACACCAGCCCATGAGGGCAGTGTACCACCATCATCAATCCAATACCATGTACCGTCTTCATCCTGAATCCATTCGTTTTCTGCATACTCCCCACTGTCTTTGACGTAAAACCACAGATCATCATAAGTATTGATGCCCCATTCGGTTTCATGGGTGTGCGTCCAGGTTCCGGCCAAGGCAGTGCTGCTCAATAGCATGGATATTGCAAGTGTGGCAATAATTAATTTGGTTTTTCTCATAGCAAACCCTCCTTAGTTTTGGCTATGCCAATATAAAATAATTCTCCTATACAAAAAACTCTGGGAGTTCACTGCTCCAGGGTTTATTGCTTATTTATTCCGCTTTAGTTAATTTCATGGTGGTGGTTGTTCCCATAGCGGAAACATCATAACTGATTACGCCATCTTTGTAAGTAAATTCTTTCGTATCATCGCCGGATGCGAGTAGAGCGGAGCCAGTCTTATCTTTATCGTTTTCCGATGTCCATGAATATTCACTCACTGCGGATTCTGGGGCAACATAAGAACCGGCCCAGTATAATGACTTACTGTCCTTTGACATCCAATTAATTTCAATGTAATTATCAGTGATTATGGCCTCCTGGTAACTATCACCTGATTTTTCGGATGTCCATGTACCTGATAAGTCCGATGTAGCATCTGTCTTTCCGCCACAGGCCATCAATGTAATGGTAGCCAGTGCAATTGCAAAAAAAGTTTTCTTCATATACTCTTCCTCTTTTCTTTTATATATTAGACTATAAGCTCTCAAATTAATAACGTTCTTATTAAGAGCTTTTCTTTTAATCTTTTAATTTTCCAATCACTTTTCCCATGCAAACGACATTGTCATCACTGTGAATCGGTATATTTGGGTATTCATGGTTACGTGATATAAGTTCTTTGGAACCAAGTTCCTTGATAAAGGCACTTCCGTTTATAACGAATATGCCGATGTCCCCTACTTCCATTTCCATGGTCTGGCTCACCAATGCAATATCCCCGTCCATATAATCAGGCTCCATACTGTGACCGCTTACATCCAGGGCGTAGTCTGCGCCTTGGTAATCTGGAATGTTAGGAATTTCTATATCATCTTCGGCTTCGTTTCCTAATATGAAAATTCCAGTTCCGGCAGACACACCGCCGCGGTAGTAAGGAATGACAAACAGGTCGCTGTTGCGGTGAGGCTGAAATTCTATAATGCCAACGTTGCAGATGCTTTCGGCGTCTGTATTTTGATACTCCGGTATTTTAGTTAGTAAGGCTATCTGCTCGAACGCCTTATCTTGTCCCACACTATTTAATGCCCTGAAGCTTTTAAACAACTGTCTTGCTCGTTCGTTATCATATAAATCAGATACGTTACGATGAAGACCGTCGAAAGCGTTGGCGGCTCTTTCCATCAATTTAGGCAATTCTTCTTTGATAGTCTCGCGTTCTTCTTTGGTTAGATTGTAATCATTATTCCGCAATTTAGCTAAGGCAGAATTGAAGGGGCAATCATCAGGCGTAGTAGGAAAGTTTAAAGAGCGCCGTTCCATGGGAACATCATAGCCCATGAGCCATGCTTCATTTACATTAAGTGCAGCACCTAAGACAAATAATTTATTCTGATTGGGCTCTGTTTTTCCAGAGCAGTATTGACTAATATCCGATTTATTCATTTTAACATCATACTTTTCACAGTACGGAATCGCTAAGTTCAGTATATCGACTTGACGAAGACCTCTTGTGTCCATTAGTTTTTTTAATCGAATAGCAGTGTTTTCTTCTTTCATAAATAGTACCGCCTTTCTGTTTTCTACTATAACATAAATTAAACAATAGTTCAACAAAAAAAACTAAAAAGTTAAATAAATCGAACTTCTGTATTGACAATGAAAAAAAGAGATGTTATCATATGGGTAGTTCGAAATATTTAACTTGAGAGGAGGTGATACACATGGCATTTGATTATAGTAAATTGCGGGGAAAAATTATAGAGCTTTTTGGAACGCAAGCTTGTTTTGCGGCTGCAATGGGTTGGTCAGAAAGAACGCTTTCACTAAAAATGAATGGCGTTAGGGCATGGAAACAGCCAGACATTTGCAAAGCAATGACCTTGCTCAATCTATCTGATAAAGATATTCCATCATTTTTTTTTAAACCAAAAGTTCAAAATATTGAACTTTTCGAGGAGAATACATAAAATGAATGATTTATTGAACACGACCATTGATACATCAAAGTTAACCCCAATCGAGATTGTTCTGGGGATTGATAAGAACGGGATGACCACAGCAAAGAAGCTGTATGAGTTTCTGGAGCTGGATAAAAGCCAATACGCAAGATGGTGTCGCTGCAATATCACGGGTAATGAGTTTGCTGAGGAAAATACAGATTATTGGGTTTTCGACTCAGATGTCGAAAACCCCCAAGGTGGAAGACCCACACAAGATTATAAGCTTACCGCTCGTTTTGCAAAAAAGCTCTCCATGACACAGAAGAATGAACGGGGCGAACAGGCCAGGGATTATTTCACTAAGGTAGAGGACAAGGCCAAGGAAATGGTTCTTCGATTGCAAGAGATGTCTCCAGAGCTCCGCCTTCTTATCAACATGGAAATGGAACAGAAGCGACAGGCGGCAGAACTGGCAGAAGTTAAGGAAGCCAGCCAGAAAAATGCTGACCGGATAGAAAGCATCCGGGACGTAGTATCACTGGACACCACATCGTGGCGGGATGATACACGGAATTTAATCAATAAGATAGCCCAGGAGTTGGGTGGCGGGACAGCTTTTCAGCAGGTACGGGCAGAAAGTTACGAGCTCTTGGAAAAGCGGATGGGCGTAAGCCTGAAACAGCGCCTTACCAATAAACGCAGACGAATGGCGGACGAGGGCGTGTGTAAATCCAAGAGGGACAAGTTATCACAGGTGGATATCATAGCGGAGGATAAGAAACTGATTGAGGGTTATACCGCCATCGTAAAAGAAATGGCCATCAAATACGGGGTAGCGTAGGAATGGAGGCGGTACATATCAAAACCACATGCAAGACCTGCCGGCATAGCCAGTGCCCGGAACGGACACGGTGGTATCCGTGCAGGGACTATGAGAGGAAGGAGGATAAAAGCGATGGTGGAACCTTACAAGCCAATCTACACAGTCAAGGAGGCGGCAGGCGTTCTCAGGGTTAATCCAACCAAGGTGTATGAGCTTATCAGTACAAAGAAGCTCCCGTCTTTGCTCCTGGGCCAGCGGAAGATACGAGGGAGTGACCTGGAACGATTTATTATGACGTATCCGGTAGCCGAAATAGAGGAAGGAGGAAGAGCGCAATGACAAAAGTAACTGAGTTAGCCATCCGCGCCAAAGCAGCGGTCCAGTATCCCGGCTGCCGTGTGGATTTTGTGGGACCGGCCACCGCGGTGATGACCAATATCATGGGGCACAGGCGTATGGTGACCTTCCGACAGCGCAGGAGACGCCGGGACGGCCCAATCATGATGGCAGCTAAGTGGATTGTGCCGGCGGTCATCTGGCTGTTGGGGATGTGGATGGCAGCTATCGTGGTCATGGCGCTGGCCATGGGCGTTAGTCTGTGAGAGGAGGATATGACGATGCAGAAAACTTATAAGATATACCTTACAAAGGACTATGGGGTGGCCGGGCTTTTGCAGGATGCTCTGTGGGAGAAATATAAATCAGAAGTAGGATGTTCAAGCGGCTTTGGCTATGTTGATAATGAGGACAGGATTCCTAAATTGTATCACAACTGTGGTTATTTTTACGCGATGGTCGAGTATGAGAGTGAAAGACCAAAGTATGAGCTGATATTTGCATAGAAGGGAGGTGAGGAGAATTGTTTGGAAGCATAAAGAGCATTGCGGAGCTGGCGGTCAGGGATTGGTGCCGTTCCATCGGACTGGACATGCATTATATCAAGCTGGGCATGGATGGCAACGAGGCCATGATAGAGGACGATATCGGCAACACGCTGCGGCTGGTATATGACAACGATACCAAGTCTGTCTATGTCAAAGAGTAGGAGGGTGTTAGGACAATGAAAAAGAAGGATGACTTAGAGGCCATTGTAGACCTGCTACATGAATGGTGTGAGGAATATGGAGAGGAATATGCTTCCGCCTGCATTATTAACGGTATAGGACGCGCAATCAATGACCCCGCTTTACCTGCTGATGCATGGGTTAATGTTTTGAAAGATTATAAAGAGATGGACCCCAGCGGCGGCAACCGCAAGAGGCCCATGGACAAATAGTTTAGCACACCCTTAGTATAAGGGATTTAAAAGGAGATTACAAGTATGAGATTATATGAACTTACAGAACAGTATCAGATTTTGCAGGATATGGCCTATGACCCAGAGGTGGACGAGCAGACGTTGAGGGATACCATGGAAGGCCTGTGGGGAGAAATCGAAGAAAAGGCAGACGGTTATGCCAAAATCATTACAGGCATGAAGGCCGACATCGAGGCACTGAAGGAGGAGGAATCACGGCTCTATATGCGGCGTAAAGGGCTGGAGGACCGCCAGAAGTGGCTGAAGGATAACTTGGAGGCTAACATGCGGGAGATTGGTAAGACCAAGTTTAAGACGGCCTTGTTCAGTTTTAACATCCAGAAGAATGGAGGCCTGCAGCCATTAGTTATAGATGGGGTCATTGATGACATCCCGGGACGCTTCCTTATCCCGCAGGACCCGGTCCCGAACAATGAGGCCATCCGGAGCCTGCTGGCAGAGAAGCAGGTTGACTGGGCCCACCTGGAGCCGCGCGGTGAGAGCCTGAGGATAAGGTAATGGATAGGGGAGAGATTACACCGTTCCGGATGCAGGTACTGATGGATGTGGCGGCCCGGATTGTGAAGGTTATGGTCACAGGGGCCTGGCATCTGTCTTTTGAAGAAATGGATATGGTATTGGCGCTGGTACGGAACGGGATGGACGAGAGCGTCAAACGTAATATGAAAGGAGAGTAGAAGGATGTTTTTGAAAACAGCGGAACTAAAGAAAATGATGAAGTCGGCGCTTAAGAGTGCAGGGCTTTATGTGGGAAACATCGCGGGAAACTATCTGGTATATGGGAGTACGTGGGGATTGAGCACGGATACGGAATACGCTTCCAATAAGTTTAAGGCGGCACTTACTGAACTGATTGGAGATATTCCGGAACCCGGAGAGTGCTACAGGTACTATATACAGGGGAAACAGGTGGCGCAGGATACATGCGTGAATTACCCGGATATCTATGAAGCCTGGAAGGCGGCCAAGGATTACGCAGCAGGGCTTCCAATCAACTATATATCATGGCCCCATGAATTTACGGTGTATCAGATACATAGCAATAAGAGTTACGTGATTGCGCCCAGGTGTCTTACAAAAGATGTAATAAGCCAAAAGGAACTGGACAACAGTGTTGAATCCATGCCGAGTAGGCCCAGCTATATGCCAAATACCCTGTACTGGAAGAATGACACCACCATTTACTGGGTCACGACCGTGGAGCAGGGGGAGCGCGTCAGGGATGTTCTGTTCCCGGCATTGGAAGAGCTTGATTTCTTTAATAATGATTGGCTTCCGAAAAAGGAAGAAAGGGAGATGCAGGCTGCGCTAGAGGAAGAGATTCCGTATGAATAGGAAAGGAGAAGAACCTGATGGGATTACCAGTATTGATTTACGGAAAATCCGGGAGCGGAAAAAGCCGGAGTCTGAAATTTTTTGATGAAGATGAGATTGTACTGCTGAATACAGAGAAGAAGGAACTACCTTTTCGTAAGCGCTTTAAGAAGACCGGATGCAGTGATGATATTAACAAGATTATTGCAACAATCAACAAGAACCCGGAGAAGACGTTTGTGATTGATGATGCGGGGTATATCATGACCCACCTTTTTATGGAAAACCACAGAAATAAAAAAGGGAACGCTTCGTTTGAAATGTATGACGATATCGCAGATGCAATGTATGGCCTTGTAAAGCGGATCAAGGCAGAAGTAAGCGATCCGGAAAAAATCGTATATATCATACTCCATGAAGATACGGATGATTTTGGCGTTTCGCGTCTCAGGACGATTGGAAAGCAGCTTGACCGTAAAGTGTGTCTGGAGGGCATGGTAACAATCTGCATCCGGTGCGCGAGCGAGAATGGAAACCATTTTTTTAGGACGGTCACGGATGGATCCGATATCACAAAGACACCAGAGGACATGTTTGCGGATCCGGAGATTGAGAATAACCTGAAATTTGTTGATGATACGATCCGAGATTTTTATGGATGGTCAAAGTATAAGCATAAGGAGGATAAACAGAATGATTAAGAAACCACAAGGATATGACGAGGCGGCCGCTTATACAGGGGAATCCCAGCAGCTGCCTAAAGGGAAATATGAGTGTGTCATCAAGCAGGTGGCGGTACAGGAATCAAAGAATGGGAACCAGCAGTTTGTGCTCCTGTATGACATCCTGACGGGGGAGCACAAAGATTTCTATAAGAAAATGTTTGACGCGGACAAGATACAGAACCCATCCGGGGCCAAATGGCGTGGCGTATTCAAGCAGAACATGGATGGGAAGGGCCTGTCATGGTTTAAAGGAATCATCACATCCATTGAACGGTCAAATAATTTCACATTCCAATGGGATAAGGAGGACAATGAAAAGACGCTGGTGGGGAAGCGGTTTGGTGGCATATTCCGGCGCCGGCAGTATGAAGCGGAAAATGGGAGCCGTCCCATTGTGACCGAACTGTTTCGGATCCGCAGCGTTGCAGGCCTTGCTGAGGCGGAGATCCCAGAGGATGAACTTCTGCCGGATGGCCCGGTACAGAGGAAAGTCCCTGATACTGCCAGCACGGTTGGGGATGGCTTTATGAACATTCCGGATGGAGTGGAAGATGAAGGGATACCATTTATGTAGTTATGACCCGGAGTTGTTCCGGAAGGTTAGGGAAGGTGTCTCAATGCGGCAGGTAGTGGAATACTGCGGTATTCAGGTGAATCGGAAGGGGCTGTGTTTATGCCCCTTCCACCATGATACGGATCCCAGCCTTAGGATATATCCAAATGGGAAGGGATTTTATTGTTTTACCTGCGGGACAGGAGGGGACCAGATTAAGTTTACGGCATTGTATCGTGGAATCAGCAACGCAAAGGCGGCGCAGGAACTGGCGGTGGCCTTTGATATCCCTATCAATGTACCCGTAACATACCGGGAAAAGCGAGAGGCGGAGAAAATACAGCGCAGGCGGCGGGAACTGGCGGCCTTCATAAAGCGGTCAAGAATGTACCTGACAGTTTACCGTGGGCTACTTTGCATGGCAGTCCGTGAGCGTAATGAGCATTTCTGGGAAGGACTTGGAAGTCTATCACATGTGGAATATCTGCTTGATTGTCTGGAGCAGTGTCCAGAAGAACTATTTGCAGACAAGAAGGCGGTGAAAAAGATTGGAGAAGTCGAAAGACGAATTGCTGACTGGTATATCCGTATTGAAGCCGACGGAACCATTTCCAGATGAAATATTCTACCATATTTTCGAGATTGAGGATAATGTGGAACGGACTCAGTATATTGAGGCACTGCGTAATACCGCCAGAAAACTTAAACGGGCAACAGAATTTAATAACGTTTATAAATCCTTTGTTCTGGATTATGCGCAGAAACAGAAACAGACGGGGCAAAAAACGAGGTTCACGGACCAGCCAATGGAACTGGTTTGCGGTGAATGGACCGCGAATGACCTTGGGGTAAGGACGGTCCGATACGATAAGAATGCAATGCCGATGCCAGTTGTGGCCTGCAGCCATCCGATTCTGCCGGTAGAGATACTGAAAAACGTGGATACAGCCCAGGAACGCATTACACTGGCTTACTTCAAATCGGCTATGTGGCAGACTATTACGGTGGACAGGAGCGTGTGCGCCAATGCCAATAAGATTGTGGATGCCCTGAGCCAGTTCGGAATCGAGGTAACATCTGACAATGCGAAGAACATGGTCCGCTATATATCTGAGTGTGTAGGACTCAATCCTTTGACCCTCAACCCGAAGAAATCCATTAACCGCCTGGGATGGGTAGGAAGCTCATTCACTCCCTACGCCGAGGATATCCGATATGAAGGAGATATGGACTATGAGGTTATTTTCCGGAATGTAAAGGAAGCAGGAAGTTTCGAGGTATGGAAGGAGCTGTGTGCCGGTCTGCGGCAGAATGTACCACTTCGGATGATGATGGCGGCCAGTTTTGCTTCTGTGCTTCTGGAACCACTTAAGGTACTGCCATTTGTGCTGCACGTCTGGGGAACGACCGGAACCTGTAAGACGGTGGCACTGATGGTTTCCATGAGTATCTGGGGAAATCCAAAGATGGGCGGCCTTGTTAAAACAATGAATATGACCAAAAACGCGATTATGCGTAATGCAGCCTTCTTATGCAGCATCCCATTCGCGGGGGATGAGCTTCAGACTATTAAAGATAAATGGCAGGGAAACTTCGACCAATTGATTTATCAGATTACTGAGGGGGTGGACCGGGGGCGGGCGCGGGCCTATGGCGGAGTCGAGGAAACCAGGACCTGGAAGAACAGTTTCCTGTTCACGGGAGAAGAGCCGATAACGAAGGCAAATTCCGGAGGCGGATCTAAAAACCGGGTAATTGAGATTGCAATTGACGGTCCGCTGGTAGACGACGGGCATTATGTCAGCAGTGTGGTGCAGGAGAACTATGGGGTTGCGGGGAGGAGATTTGTGGAGTACCTGCAGGAGCAGGAGGCAGAAAGGATTGTAGAACGTTACAGGGCAATCTTTGACGAGCTGTGTAGGCTGGATACGACTGATAAACAGGCAATGGCAATGGCCTGTATCCTGCTTGCGGATGAGATTGCTGTGAAACTGTTCTTTACAGGAGAGCAGGCGATCCGTGTAGAACAGATAAAACAGTATCTACATAGTGCATATGAGGTAGATGTGGCAGAGAGGGCCTATCAGTCAGTCCTCAACTGGGCAGCAAAGAATCCGGTTCGTTTTGAGGACCCCAAAGCGCCTGACTCAACCAATAAGGGAGAAGTATGGGGGAAAATTGATGGAGAACTGCTGATTATCAATCGGGACGTTTTGCTGGCATATCTGGACCAGGGAGGGTTTGACTACACCGCGGTCAGCAGGAAATGGAATGATAAGGGATATCTAAAGAGGACCCCGCAGGGGAAATTTATACATAACACAAAGGTGTATGGAATTAAGTCAAGTTATATAAAACTTATTCTGCCACAGGATGACGACGATACGGATCCGAATGGATTTATGGTGGTTGATGGGGAACAGGAGCGGCTTCCATTTGATTAGACATGGGGGTCCAACCAGTCCAACCATGCACATTTTTTAGGTTGGACCCTGAAACCCGCATAAAATAAGGCTTTTTTATATACAGTCCAACCAGTCCAACTAGTCCAACCAGTTTAATATATCTCGTATGGAGAGAAGAAAAGTTTGTATAAATTTTAACAATATAATTCTACTCTAAAAATATACAGTTATGCAACCGGATTTTAGGTTGGACGGTTGGACCATACGCAAAATAAAGGGTTTCCGGGCCTAAATTGGTCAAAAACCCGGTTGGACGACCTTGAAAAATGGTTGGACTGTAAGCAAAAAGGAGGATTGAACGAATATGATGAATTTTGATGTTATTTCCGGCCTTCTGTTTGATGCGCAGAAAGAATTGATGAATTTAAAAGCGTATCGTGCAGCTGAAAAAGAGGCAGATGAGACAGGAGATTGTGAAAAGCTGTACAGTATGCGGCATCCATCGAAGGAGAGAATCCGCGACAATATGAGAGTAATCCGCAGGTTGACACTGGATATTGAAAGGGAGCTGGACAAGATATGAGTAATAAGGCGGCAGGAACAAGGTTTGAAAAAGAGTTTGCCGGCATCCTGGCAGACAACTGGTTCTGGGTCCATCTGTTCCAGGATAATAGGAACGGACAGCCCTGTGATGTGATTGCAGCCAGGGACGGAAATGCTTATCTCTTTGACTGTAAAGACTGCCAAGGTAATAGATTTCCACTCAGCAGGATGGAGGAGAACCAGTACAATGCAATGAAGTTGTTTCGGCTGACGGGAAACAAGCGCGGAATGTTTGTGATCCGGTATCCGGAAACAGGTATATATCTGGTGGATTTTGAGGTTTTAAAGAAACTTAAAGATGACGGGGTGACGCAAATCGGAGAGAACAGCATCGTCCGGTATGGACGCAGCCTACAGAGCTGGCTGGACGATTTGGATGTTTACCGAGAAATGGAAAAAGTGGAGTATGTGAATGAAGATACAGATTGGGAGTGAAATCCGGGTAAAGGACGCGACGAAAGCTTTACAGGACTGGTGCAGCGAGAATCTGGTCATCTCAAATCCGGAATATACGGACCGGACCCGCAGGGGACTGTGGACAGGAAGCACGCCACGATACCTATGGCTTTACCGCGTGGAGGGCAGTGACCTGGTTATCCCGGTCGGCGTAGGGAAGCAGGTCAGACAGTTCATGACGCCGGAGGATACGGTGGAGATACAGCTTGCGGATAATGGACATATGGAATATGCAGGTGAAATCCCCCTGTATGACTACCAGGAACCTGCAGTCAAGACGATGAGCCATAGGAGCTGCGGAATCCTGCAGAGTCCGTGCGGTTCAGGCAAGACACAGATGGGGATTGCCCTGGCGGCTGCGTTATCACGCAGGACCTTATGGATTACACATACGCAGGACCTGCTTACCCAATCCTTCGACAGGGCATCCCAGTATTTACCGAAGGAGACCCTTGGGAAGATAACGGCAGGGAAGGTACACATTGGCAGCCATATGACATTCGCAACGGTCCAGACACTGTGCAGGCTGGACCTGTCCCTATATCGGGACAGCTGGGATGTGATCATTGTTGACGAGTGCCACAGACTGGCCGGTACGCCTACGCAGATGACCATGTTCTACCGTGTCATGAACAGCCTGGCGGCCAGATATAAATATGGCCTGTCAGCTACGGTGCATCGGTCGGATGGGATGATCAGGAGTACATTTGCGGTGCTGGGACCAGTGGAATACCGGGTACCGGATGAAGCAGTGGCCGATAAGACAATGAAAGTACGGATTGTGCAGCGCGATACCGGAATTGAGACCAGCCGGTACTGCCTGGATACGGATGGGACATTGGATTATGGAAAACTTATCCCATATCTGACCGGCAGCAGCCAGAGAAATGAGATGATTGTGAAGGACCTTCTTAATAATGCGGTGTGCTGGAACCTGGTTTTGTCAGACCGCCTGGAACATCTCAGGACTCTTATGAACCTGTTGCCAGAGGAATACAGGCCATTTGCCGTAATGATTGATGGCAGCATGACAAGTAAGACGGGGAGGACCGCCAGGGAGAGGGCTATTGAGGATATGCGGGATGGGAAGAAGCATTTCCTGTTTGCCAGCTATTCACTGGCTAAGGAGGGACTGGATATACCACGTCTTGACCGGTTATATATGACAACACCTAAAAAGGATTATGCTGTGGTCACGCAGAGCATTGGAAGGATAGCCAGGGTATTCCAAGGCAAGGATGATGCAATCTGCTATGACTATGTGGATGATATCCAGTTCTGTCAGAATCAATACAAGCGCCGTCGAGCGCATTACAAGAAGGCGGGGTGCATCTTATGACCACAAAAGGGCAGATAGAACGAGATAAAGAAAATGGGAAGCTTGTAAAAGGCGTGTTTTGCGATGCGTACAACTTTTACTTGAAGTATCACGGAAAACCCATGGAGCCTGGCACGTGGGACGGAGCGACGAGGGATTTTGCTGATATCATGGGGAAGTACAATGGAGCACCGATTTGCGGCAGGCTGATGCTGGCTACCTTCTCACAGCTGGAGGAAGAGACACGATGAATAAGGCAAAAGAAAAAAAAACAACCGAAATCTTCAGTCTACGTCTGCAGTGAGTGTGGCAGGGAGATAAGCGGAGACCATGTGTATATCAAGACAAGACGGCGAACGGAGCTTCACATTCACTTCGGATGCATGCCGGGAGAGCGTAATAGGAATGTGATATCATAAATCGTTATTTAAGTGATTAAGGAAGGAGGACGGGCTATCCGGATGAAAGCTGCAGCGGCCCCTTGAACGCATGGAATTATTTTTAGGAGATTGCCTGGACATTCTTCCGGGCATACAAGATAAATCCATAGATATGATTTTTACAGATTTACCCTATGGGACAACCCGCAATGGCTGGGATTGCATGATTGACCTAAAACGCTTATGGGAACATTACGGCCGGATTATTAAAGACAACGGGTGTATAGCTCTTTGGGCACAGTCCCCATTTGATAAGGTGCTGGCCTGCAGTAACCTGAAAATGTACAGGTATGAATGGATTATTGAAAAAACAAAGGGTACTGGACATCTGAATGCTGCTAAAATGCCGATGAAGTGCCATGAAAATGTACTGATATTTTATAAGCACCTACCCACTTATAATCCGCAGATAACAACCGGACATAGTCCAGTACACAGCTATACCAAGCATGTAAGCGATGGCAGCAATTATGGTAAGACACGAACTGGCATATCAGGAGGAGGGAGCACGGAGCGTTATCCTCGCGATGTTTTGCGGTTTAAATGGGATACACAGCGTGAGAGGCTGCATCCGACCCAAAAACCATTAGAGGCATGTAAGTATTTTATCCGTACATACACCAATTCTGGGGATACGGTTTTAGATAGCTGCATGGGGAGCAATACAACAGGTGTGGCCTGTCAGGAGCTGGGCCGGGAGTACATAGGGATAGAAAAAGATACTGTAAACTATCGCATTGCCCTTGATAGGGTAGATTAACAATTTTCCGGGAGAACCGGAGAAAGGAGTATTATGTTTTTTTGCGAGATATGCGGCAGTGGTGATTGCTGTGAGAGAACAGATATACATGGTGGTTTGATACTGTGTGATGCGTGTTACCAAATATCCAAACAGGATCAAGATGACAAAGATGCAGTTGAGGAGATTTTTAAGGATAATTAAAATTTACTAAACGGAGGAACTGGCAGTGGATAAGATATTAAAAACATGCTGGTGGTACATAGTGCTTGCTTTAGTATGGCAAGGTTTGGAGCTATTAATATACCACCAGATACAGCCGAGGGTAGTTGACGACATTATGGGACTTTTGTATTTGCCCTTTATCTACAGGGCAGTAGATTAAACATCTTGTGAGGAAAAAAGGATGGATTTTAATAGTCATGCGGAATCGCACCCGTGTATGCAATGTGAGCACGGGGCGGTATGGAGAGAGCAAAGCAAGCCAGCGGGCAATGTTTGTAAACACCCTGAAATATGTAAACGCAAAGGACTGTATTATGGACGGTATCACACATTAAAAAAAGTACCGGCATGGTGCCCGTTTGAGCAGGAAAGTTAAGATTTTATAGATTTGTGGTATATTAAAGACTCGCCAGTCCCTATTGGAGAACTGACGAGGTTGTAATCAATAATGATTTGTATTTGCTTCAGCGATAGCCTTAGTTTGGTGAACAGTGCCCCAGGGATGATGAGGCGGTGCATAAATCGAATATAATTTTAATGGAATATCGCCAGTATTTATTATATTGTGCCATATTCCGGCAGGAACGAATATGACACTGTCTACAAAGATTGGTTGTTGAAAATTTAAATTATCCGTTTGCCTACCCATTTGGACAACCCCGCGACCAGATTCAATATGCAAAAATTGATCATCGTTTGGATGCATCTCTACGCCTATTTCTTCACCAGTAGGTATGCTCATCAGAGTAAGTTGCAGGTTGTTACCAGTCCATAAGGCAGTGCGAAATGTGTCATTATTCATAGCAGCATTGTTAATATTAATAGTAAATGGATTTGGTCCGTAATCAGTCGCCACATTTGATTGGAATCTTGGGTAGGAATCTCCTGAGAAATAGGAAGGTGAGTTAGTATATTGATGGTTAAGCACTTTAGTCTCCAAGGCATTCTTTACAATATTATATGAAAAAAGTAGTTCAATGACAATGTTGTTTAATGATAAATATTGTTACAAATCAAAACTGAAATTTATCAGCCGACTGCTGAGTGTCGGAGAAAGAGGAATACATGATGAAATTATTTAAAAATATTGATGACAAGTTAAAAGAAATTGGATTTACAAAGGTATCAGACGATGAATACGGAGCCTGTTACGAAAGATACAATAAAAAATATAAGTATACACAGTGCGTTGATTTATTATATAAAAAATCAGGTAAACACATTATTCAGTCATATGATAAAGATTTGATGGACAATAAGAAGATTGGTAACGCCTGTGTCGGACTTACATATTACGAAATGAAGTTATTTATGAAAAAAATGAGAAAAATTGGGTTGGTAAGTAAGTCATCATTGACACATTAAACTGAGATTTGTGTGATTTTGAAAGGACAAGAAGGATGGCTAAAATAAAGCTTGAAATGGAACATGGCATTATGTATGAGTGTCCTAACTGTGCCGGCAAGGTTGAGATGGGGCAAGACTATTGTCAAGATTGTGGAGAACCACTGGAATGGGTGGAGGATGTTTATGATAAAGAAAGGCAGTAAGCAGTCCAAGGTTAGCCGCATCGACCGTAGCAAGGCCCTGGCCGCCCAGGCCGACGAGGCCATCAAGGAGCGCATCCGGACGGCGCCGGCCTACATGTACACCAGCCTGTGCCCGGTTCCGGAGCTGCGGGAGCCGCCCGTGAGGGTACAGCTGGCAAGGCTGCGGATGTGGTATAAAAGAGAGTTTGGAGGTGGAGCCAATAATATTTGAAATAATTAGAACCACTGTATTGTTGGGGAATCTTCTGATGGCATGGTACTATTGTCGAAAGAAAGATGTCTGTGCAGTTATCTTTTACTGTACTCTGGTGGGAATACTGACGGGGAGGTGATTCCGATGGACAAGGATATGCCGATGGACAAGGATATTTTGAGCCAATACATAGACGCCTGCGAGCTGATAAAGGAAACTGAGGAAGATATACGGAGGGTTAAGCGGCAGCGTAAGACTATTTTACAGGACAGAGTTCATGGGTCCATGAAAGAGTTCCCTTATACGGCCCAGAGCTTTAAGATTCAGGGGATGGCCTATTCGGTTGTGAGCGAGCCAGGAGCACTGGAGACCTATGAGCATCTGTTAGAGGAGCGAAAAGCGGATGCGGAAAGAATCAAGGTTCGGGTGGAGACTTGGATGAATGCAATACCTCAGAGGATGCAGCGGATTATTAGATATGCGATATTTCAGAAGATGTCCTGGAGTGAAGTTGCGATTAAATTGGGAAGAAAGGCCACAGCGGACAGCGTGAGAATGGAATTTCAGCGATTTATGGAAGAAAAGTAATGTTTGTTCGTTTTGTTCGCACTGTTCGTTTTCAAAATGTTATAGTATAGGCTGGAAGTGGTGTAAGAGCCGTTTCCTCCTCCCACATTGATTAACGGCCGCCAGGTGCCATACCCTGGTGGCTAATTAGAAGCTGACGTTCTCCTGTCTCTTCATAGCTTCGCAAATCGGATAGAGAGCAGCTCCCAGTTGATACCATACTGGTGCAAGGTATCCGTAAGCCAACCGCGGTGTGAGTTGGAACATACCGGTGACGAGCCGGTATTGATGCGGGGTAGAGCAGTCTGGCAGCTCGCCGGGCCCATAACCCGGAGGTCGCAGGTTCAAATCCTGCCCCCGCTATTCGGACAGATACATTTGACATTGTAAATTCCTTTCTGGGACTCCAGGCTATTATAGGTCTGGGGTTCTTTTCTTTACTCCAAAATAATCCAGGATAGGAAGGTGAGGTGATGGCAGGATATGAAAACATAAAGGATGAAAATAATAATCGAACACCGGACGAACGCCGGGAATTAGCAATAAGGGCTGGGAAAGCATCGGGGGAGGCCCGGAGGCGAAAGGCAGATTTTCGGCGTACCCTTAACATGCTCCTGACAGCAGAGATAGACAATCCGGAATGGACGCCAGTCCTGGAGGCCCTGGGACTTGACAGTACCCTGGAAAGTGCCGTGAATGCGGCTGTCATCAAGAAAGCTCTGGCCGGGAATGTTAGGGCCTATGAGGCTATCCGCGACACCCTGGGGCAGACGCTTAAGTCCGACCTGGATATTGAGGAGCAGCTGGCAAAGATAGTCCATTTGAAGGCTCAGGCTGAGGCATTACAGCCTGATACAAATAGCGACCAACCGGTCAAGTACGCGGGCATTCCATCCACCATGGTGGCCCCTGTATTTGCTCCGGTTGTTTTTGATATACAGGAACATGGACATACAGAATATGTATTTCCTGGCGGTCGTGGTTCCACAAAGTCTTCCTTCATCAGTCTGCAGGTTATTGACCTTATCATGAATAATGACCAGATGCACGCAGTTGTCATGCGTCAGGTGGCGGATACCCTGCGTAGTTCTGTATATCAGCAGATTCTGTGGGCAATTGAAGCCCTGGAGCTGTCAGAGGAGTTCCATGCAACCGTCAGCCCGATGGAGATTACCCGAATCAGCACAGGCCAGAAGATATACTTCCGTGGCGCAGATGACCCGGGTAAGGTTAAATCCATTAAGGTGCCGTTTGGCTACATTGGTATTCTCTGGCTGGAAGAGTTGGACCAGTTCACAGGGCCTGAGTCAGTACGAAAGATTGAACAGTCCGTCATTCGTGGCGGCGACGTTGCCTATATCTTTAAGTCCTTCAACCCACCCAAGACGGCCAGTAACTGGGCAAATAAGTACATCAAAGTGCCCAAGGCTTCCAGGCTGGTGACAGAGAGTACTTATTTGGATGTGCCGCCTAAGTGGCTGGGGAAACCCTTCCTGGATGATGCGGAGTTCCTGAAGGAGACCAACCCGGATGCATATGAAAATGAGTACCTGGGCGTGGCTAACGGAAGCGGCGGCAGTGTATTTGATAATGTGACCATCCGGGAAATAACGGACGATGAGATATCACAGTTCGACTATATCCTAAATGGCGTGGACTGGGGCTGGTATCCTGACCCATATGCGTTTACCCGTTCCCATTATGACCCAGCACGGCATACACTCTATATCTGGCAGGAATACACCTGCAATAAGCAGAGCAACCGGCAGACAGCGGATAAGCTTATAGAGCTGGGTATCACCGGTAATGATCTGATTACATGTGACAGTGCGGAGGATAAATCCGTGGGTGATTACCGGGCCTACGGTTTGATGGCACGCGGGGCAGAGAAGGGACCAGGAAGCCGGGAATATTCATACAAGTGGCTTCAGTCACTACGGGAGATTGTCATTGATAATATTCGATGCCCGGTTTCCGCACAGGAGTTCATGGACTATGAATACGAACGGGATAAGGAAGGAAATGTAATCAGTGGATACCCGGATGGGGATGACCACTGTATTGACTCTGTTAGATATGCGACAAACCGAATCTGGAAGAAGAAAGGCCAGTAAGGCAGGTGATAGATTGTTTGGAAGGATACTAAGTGCAGTAAGAGGGGTGATAAGGAAGATGTTCCCAGCAAAGACGCTGAAACAGGTGATAGGCCAGGATGTTGCGATATCGCAACGAATGATAGAAAAGATTGAACTGTGGGGCGCTATGTACCGGGGCCAGGCTCCCTGGGTGGATGACCAGATAGATTCTTTACAGATTGAGCAGGGCATCTGCCGGGAGTTTGCCAACGTCTGCCTGAATGAGATGGAGTCCAGTATCTCAAACGAACAGCTGGACAATATATACCAGTCGGCTATCCGGAACCTCAATGAGAATCTGCAGGCAGGGATTGGCCTGGGCTCCTTCTGCATCAAACCATTAGGGGGAAGTGCCGTGGAGTATGTTACGGCTGACCGGTTTGTGCCGATTGCTTTTGATGCTAAAGACAGGCTGACCAGCGTGGTATTCATTCAGGTAAAGCGGATAGGAGAGGACAATTTCTACCTTAGGTTTGAGTTTCACGAATGGAAGGAGGACCTGACCTTACGAATCCAGAACAAGACGTATCACACATCCAATGTGAGCAGCATCGGAAGCCCGGTGGACCTGTCCGTAGTGGATGAGTGGTCATCTCTCCCGGAAGATGTTACATACCTGGGCGTGGAACGGCCAGACTTTGGATATTACCGGAACCCAATCAAGAATGAAATAGATGGTTCATCCTGTGGTGTTTCTATCTATGATTCTGCAATTGGCTTGATTAAAAAGACAGACATGCAGTTTGGCCGCCTTGATTGGGAGTTTGAAAGCGGAGAGAGGGCGGTGCATGTAGATATAACGGCGTTGCAAGTGGCGCCGACAGTGGATAGCAAGGGAAAGACTAAGTATGTGCTACCCAAGCTTAATAAACGCCTGTACCGTGGTCTGAACCTCAGTAAGTCGAATGGGGAGGAACTGTATCAGGAATACAGTCCGGAGTTTCGGGACGCGAGTCTTATCAATGGCCTAAATGCTTACCTGAGGCGGATTGAGTTCAACACAAGCTTATCGTACGGTGACCTTTCGGACGTGAATGATGTGGATAAGACAGCCACGGAGGCAAAGATTGCTAAAAAACGTAAGTATAACATGGTCAAGGCCATCCAGTCCAATCTGGAGGACTGTCTGGAGGACCTGGTATATGCCCTGGCTTTCTATAACGCATTGACACAATCAGGGTATGAGTTTTTATGTACCTTCAAGGATAGCATTTTAGTTGATGAGGAAGAGGAACGGCAGCAGGATAGGCAGGATCTGGCAGCAGGGATTATGAGGCCAGAGGAGTACAGGGCTAAGTGGTATGGGGAAACACTGGAAGAAGCGGTCAAGAATCTGCCGGAACCGGCAATGACAGAAGAATAGGCGGTGATGTGATTGACACCAGAGGAGATGGAGAAGCTGCCCAAACCACTGGAGCGTACCATGACGGCTCTGGAGCTGTCCATCATGGATGAGATCATACAGCGCATCAAGGAGGCTGCACGGGTTACACCGGTCATTGACTGGCTGTTGGTGAGGATGGATGCCATTGGAGCAGGTCGGGCGCGAATTAAACAGCTGATAGGTGAGGGCATCAGAAAGGCGGGCCTTCAGGTGGATGACATCTATGAGCAGGCGGTCAAGTCTGACTACATACGCAACAAGGCAATCTACGAGGAGGCCGGCAGGGACTATCAACCTTATGAGGACAACCGATGGCTGCAGCAGGTTGTGGATGCTGCCAGGAGACAGACCAAGGACAGCCTGCGGCCACTGGAAAACATCACCCAGACAACGGGCTTTAACGTGCCGATGGGCGGCAGCAAGAAGGTATTTACGCCATTATCTGAATACCTGGAGCGCAGCCTGGACAAGGCCATGCTGGGAATCACCACCGGCGCCAGGACATACAGTCAGGCTATTGGTGAGGTGATTGACGAGATGACGGCCAGCGGCATCCGGACGGTCGATTATGCATCTGGAAAGTCCGACCGGATTGAGGTGGCAGCAAGGCGCGCGGTGATGACGGGTGTGGCCCAGATGACAGATAAGGTCAACGAGAAGAACATGGAGGCACTGCAGACAGACTACTGCGAGGTGGACTGGCACATGGGGGCTAGAAACACCGGGGCAGGCTATCTGAACCACCAGAGCTGGCAGGGGAAGGTCTATAGCAGTGAGGAGATGCGGACCGTTTGCGGAAAAGGGCAGATGCTTGGCTTTGGAGGAATTAACTGTTACCACATCGCCTTTGCCTTTATACCGGGCATAAGCAAGCGCAAATACACGGATGAGTGGCTGGCAGAGCAGAACCAGAAGGAAAATGAGAAAAAGGTATATAAAGGCCGGGAATATGACACCTATGCGGCGTTGCAGCATCAGCGCCGCCTGGAGCGGACCATCCGTAAGCAAAAGCAGGATGTGGAACTTCTGGAAAAGGCTGAAGCAGACAAGGAAGATATCACTGCAGCCAAGTGCCGGCTGCGGCTGACCAATAAGACCTATGTGGATTTTTCTAAGGAGATGGGCCTGCGGCAACAACGGGAGCGGTTGAAGGTTGCTGAAACAGGATTAAAGTTTATGGATAAAAGCCAGCTAAAACTGCCGGATGAAGTAATGAATATCAGAGGTATGACAGAAGAACAACGCATCCGCATAGAAAAAACCATTACAGTAATGCAGAAAAGGTATAATATCCACATAGGTGAGGTATCAGTGGAATCTTTTTCTGAAGTACTTGGTAAAGAAGATAAAAATACCCTATTTATCGCTGGACCATATTTGGAAAACGGTAAGTTAAAGATGGGGCTGGCTATTAATCGTGATATTGACTATAATGTAATTGAACCTTTGATACGGAAGAGATATAAGGCATGTTATTTTGCATCAAAATCGTTAGAGGATTGTGTCAAACATGAAATGGCACATGTAATGACGTTCCAAGGTTGTGAAACAGGGGAAGATTATCAGGTTTTGCGGGAAAGAATCCCATTCATTCCTGGAATTTCCGGTTATGCGGATAGGTGTGGAGACGGGGCGGAATCATTGGCTGAGTCATTTGTAAAGATGCAGAACGGGGAAAAGGTACCATTGAGGGCTAAGGTTCTTGTTAATAAATATATTGAGAGGTGGAAGCGCTGATGTTGCGGTTACCTAATTGTGATTTTTGTAAATACTATGTAGATAATGTAGAAAAAGACTGCTGCCAGGCCTATCCTGATGGGATACCATTGGAAGCAATGATTCGGGCGGGCGAAGGTGTGGAATGCGCAAACGGATATTCATTCGAGGAAAAAGAAGGGAAAGGCAGGCTTCCGGAAGAGCCGTCAAAAGGTGGGCTGCTGAATAGGTTTTTAAAATGATATCGCAGTAAAATGACACGTCAGGGATAATCCGGCGTGTTATTTTTATACTCAAAATTGCCCGGCACGGCGTAAAACTACCACCACAAGGGATGCGACCCCGTATAAAAGCGTAGTGAGAAAGGAGCAATATGAAACGTAAATTTTTAGAGGACATGGGCCTGACTAAGGAGCAGGTGGACATCATCATGGCTGAGAATGGAAACGATATTGAGGCAGCCAAGGGAGAGATGGAGCAGGCTAAGGCAGAGCTGGAACAGCTCAGGACACAGCTTCAGGAAGCCAACACCACGATTGATGGCTTCAAGGACTACGACCAGGTCAAGTCACAGGTCGATGAGTACAAGACCAAGTATGAGACATCGAAAGCTGAGTATGAGGCAAAGATTTCGGATATGCAGTTTGGTACATCCTTAGAGGCAGCCATTACCGCAGCGGGTGGACGTAATGCGAAGGCCATCAAGGCCCTGCTGGATGTTGATACCCTGAAATCATCTAAGGACCAGACTGCAGACATAAAGACTGCCATTGAGGCCTGCCAGAAGGATAACGGCTATCTTTTTGGCGCTACGGAACCCATTAACAATCCGGTGGCATCCACGGGCGGTGCAGGAGCAGGCGGGGTTGATTCCAACACGGCAGCGCTTCGGGCAGCCATGGGGCTTCCGGCAGAAGAGAAAAAATAAGAGAGAGGTAAGAGATTATGCCAAACAATATTGTATTAGCAAAGAATTATACAGCACTCCTGGATGAGGTATACAGGCTGGCATCTGTGACAGCGGACCTCATTAGCGATGCGTCAATGATGCGCGCCGGCGCCAATGCGAATGAAATCTTGTATCCACAAATTGAGGTATCCGGTCTTGGTGATTACAGCAGGAACAGCGGGTATACGGACGGGACCGTAAATGTGGTATGGAAGACCACCACCTTCAATTATGACCGTGGTACAAGAATCATGGTCGATACCATGGATGACCAGGAGACATTCAACATTGCATTCGGCATGGCCGGAAGCACCCTGCAGCGTGAGAAGGTTGCCCCAGAGGCTGATGCCTTCACATTTGCCACCCTTGCAGGGATTGAGGGAATCTCAAAGGCTGTTCCAGCCACATATGCAGATGCATCACAGTTCCTGGCGGCCCTCCTAGAAGCTAAGAATAAGATGGACGAGGATGAGGTACCAGAAGAGAACCGCCTGCTGTATGCAACACCGACATTGCTTAACGGTGTAATGGCGTTGGACACCACAAAGTCCAGGGAGGTGCTTTCTACTTTTGCAGTCAAGAAATCCGTACCACAGTCCAGATTCTACACGGCCATCAACCTGCTGGACGGAAAAACGGCAGGCGAGGAACTGGGGCATTTTAAGAAGGCCGAAGATGGTAAGGATATCAATTTCATGATTATCCATAAACCGGCCATCATCAAATTTGATAAACATACGGCATCCAGCATCATCTCTCCGGATAACAACCCAAATGCAGATGGCTATATCTCCAAATACCGTAAATACGGCCTGGTGGACGTGTATAAAAACAAGGTGGCTGGTATCTATCTGAGCCACAAAGCATAAGGAGGCAGCGGAATGAGAAAAGTAGGAATTGGAGCAGAAACCACAAAGACCATGGAGCAGGAGATGGAAGCCCTGAAGGCGGAGAACGAAGCCCTGAGGATGGAGAATGAGCAGGTGAAAGCGGAGAACGAAGCCCTGAAAGCGGATGAATCCAAACAGAAAAAGTAAGGAGGCTCTGATGCGGGCATACACTGACGAAACGTACTATATCAACGATTACCTGAAGGGAAGGAAGCCGGTTATCACATCTGGCTTCCTTTTTTACGCCCAGTCTGCCAGCCAGGTCATTGACCGGTATACGCTCAGCCGCTTGAAGGATGTAGTAGAAATCCCAGATGAGGTACAGATGTGCTGCTGCGAACTGGCTGAGTCTGAGTACCGTAGGGAGAAGCAGCAGAAGGAGGCCGGCGGGAAAATATCGGAGAAGATTGGTACTTATTCAGTCGGCTTTAGCAGCACTCAGGAAGTACAGCAGGCCACGGCCAAGGAACAGCGCAGCATCATCATGAAATGGCTGGCAGATACCGGTCTGTGTTACCAGGGGGTGTGATATGTATACCAACGCGGATGTGACGCTGTACCTGTACAGCAAGGAAGGGAAGGCCGAAAAGTACACCAGGATGCCCATAGAGGGAGTGTACTGGGAGGATGTGAGACAGTCCACCTATCTTAAGACTGGCCAGCGGGACGGCACATCCGTTCTCCTGGTCATCCCCCTGGAAAACCTGGACGGTCCCATAAAACTGACACAGGGCAAGGACCTGGCCGTCAAGGGTATCGTTGAGGATGAGATAGACTGCAGCAGCCAGGAGTCCATGTCAAAGTCTCTGGCTGCCCTTAAGTCCGCCCATGGATTCCTGACGGTGACCACAGTAGACGAACGGCTGTATGGCAGTGAGTCAGTACGACATTATGAGTTGGCCTGTAAGTAGGAGGTGTTGGTATGAAGGTGGAATTCAATATCAGCACTGCAGAAACCATTAAAAGAAACCACGGCTTGCAGCCTGGGGGGTCGGTGCAGAAGCTGGTGGATGGCGAATGCATGAGGTATATGGGTGACTATATGCCGCGGCGCCAGGCAGGGGAGCTGGAGCATATGATGGTCATGGCTACGGTAATTGGCTCCGGACAGATTGACATACCAGGTCCTTATGCCCATTATTTGCATGAAGGCATCCTATATGTATCACCGACAACAGGCAGCGCCTGGGCGAAGAAGAACGAGATTAAAATACCGACAGACCAGGAATTGACCTATGCCGGTGCTCCTGTGCGCGGAAAGAAGTTTTTTGACCGGATGAAGGCTGACCATAAGGATGATATCCTGCAGGCTGCCCAAGCATTGATAGACAGGGGAGGGACCTAATGACAATCATAGATTTTATGAGGCAGAAACTGACGGAGTATCCCAAAATATCGGAGTTTCTGGTTGATGGAGATATCCATGTGGATTTCACGGAGCCGGGCTCCAGTTATGGCCTGTCCAGCAATGGGGACAGCCTGGTCAAGGAGGATATGCTGGGGAACCAGACCCGCCGACACAACTTCGCCATGTATGCGGTGGCGCCGTCCTTCACGGATTACTGCCGGCTGGTCAACAGCAATTTCCTCCTGGAACTGGGATATTGGCTGGAGCAGCTGCCAGAGGAGGGTGGGCTTATTGCCAATATCGGCAACCAGGAGATGGAGGCCAGGTTTATAAAAGCCATCACATCCAATGCAATGGCCGTGCAGCCCATGGGTGAGACTGTTAATGATGGAATCCTGTACCAGATACAAATACAGGTGACCTACCAAATAGAAAGCGAGGAATAACCATGCGTAAAATGAACTTACAGCTGTTTGCGGAATCAATTCCTGCAGCAGGAAAAATCAAAAGAAAGTGGATGGCACACTATATTGATGCGGCCCTCCCATCTGCCAGCAAGGCTGAATACAGCCGCCTGGGCAAGGACCTGGAAGAGTACATTGTAGAGATGAACGCCAATGTGGAAACTAAAAATAATATATGGGGCGAGACATCCGTCAATCTGGACAGCTATCAGCCCCAGGCATCCGCTGACCCGTACTATGCTGAGATTGGAGAGCCGTTGTTTGACCGTCTGCAGGACATTGTGGATGAAAGACAGACCCTGGATGACCTTAAGACCAGTGTGGTGGAAGTACATCTGTGGGAACCAGTTGAATCAGCGGAAGGTACCTATGTGGCGTATAAGGAAGATGCAATCATTGAAGTGTCCAGCTATGGCGGAGATACCACTGGGTATCAGATTCCATTTAATGTGCACCACACTGGAAACAGGGTTAAGGGTAAGTTTGTACTTGCTACAAAGACGTTTACAGCAGATGCATGAAGAACGGAGCCAGCGGCGGCTGTGCCGCTGGCAGAAGTCAAAGAGGAGGTAAAACCTGATGGCAAAAAAAATGAAGAGCCTGTTGTTTGATGATGGCTATGAGAGCTTCACGGTAAATGACGACCCGACGCGGATTATCCGGTTCAACCCGGCAGACCCGGAAATCATCAACCGTGTGCTGGATGTACAGAGACATTTTAAGGATTACAGTCCCCCGGAGGGGATTGAACTGAATCCGGACGGAACCCCAAAAAGCGATATGGAAAGGGACGGTGCATACGTGGCTGAGTTTTCCAGAGAAATGCGTAAGGCGTTCAATGGCATCTTCCTATCGGATGTATATGACACGATATTTGCCGGTCAGTCCCCGCTCTGCATTGTTGGCCAGAAATATCTGTATGAAGGGGTGCTGGAGGGCCTACTTGTGCTGATGAAGCCTGCTGTCGAGGAGTATGCCAGGAAGAATCGGGAAAAGTCCAGGAAGTATCTGGAGGATATAGGGAAATGATTGGCCAGTTGCCAACCAGCCTTGACGTGGGCGGGGTAAGCTATCCCATTGAAACCGATTACCGGAACATACTGGTTTTCCTGGCGGCCTGTTCCGACCCGGAGCTTTCACCTGCAGAAAAACTGGAAATCTTGATGAAGCGCCTATACCGGGATGGTTTTAGCCAGATATCGCAGGAACATCTGGAGGAGGCTATCCTACAGGCCAAGTGGTTTGTGGACTGCGGCCAGGAGGATGACGATAAGAAGCCGGACAGGAAGGTGATGGACTGGGAACAGGATGAACCCATCTTATTTCCCGCCATCAACAAAGTGGCAGGTACGGAGACCAGGGCGGCCCCATACATCCATTGGTGGACATTCTCAGGGTATTTCATGGAGATTGAGGAAGGGACATTTTCCGCAGTCTTGGGAATCCGTCAGAAGAAAGCCAAGGGAAAGAAGCTGGAAAAGTGGGAACAGGAGTTTTACCGCAACAACAAGAAACTCTGCGACATCCGGAAACGGTATACCGAAGAGGAGCAGGCGGAGATTGATTATTGGAATAACTTATTGGGTTAGGATGCCGGATGGGCGTCTTATTTTTATGCCTGTGCAGGAGGTGATGGTATGGCGGCAGATGGAAGCCTGAAATTTGACACGAAGGTAGATACAGGTGGTTTTGAGGATGGGGTCAGCACCCTTGACCGTGCGGTTAAGACTCTCGTTAAAAGCTCAGAAGCCGCCGGCAAAAGAATCAATGATGCTTTTGGGAAATCCATAAAGCTTACCGAACTTGAAAACCAGATTGCCCATACTGAAAGCCAAATCGTTAAACTCTCTGATGAAATGAAGCAGATGGGTGGGGAAAACATCCCAACAGAAGAATATAAGCAATATTCGGACCTTGTTTCCAAAACCCAGGTGCGGCTTGATAAGCTCATGGCGCAAGAACAGAAGATGACTGAACAGAGCGTCAGCAAGCGTTCGTCCCGGTGGAAAAATCTACAATATGATATTGACGAGGCCAGGAACACACTCGCTGCCTATAAAGCGGAGATGTCAGATATTGAATCCTCCGGACAGGCATACACGGCAGGAAGTGATACCTCAGCATATCAGAAGAAAGCAGAATCCCTTGACAGCCTGAACAATAAGCTGTATGTGCAGAAGCAGCGCCTCGCGGAATTAGCTGCAGAGGAAGGCCGGGCAGCCGTAGAATCCCAACGATTACAGGAAATCGGGGAAAATGCAGAAGTCAGCAACCAGAAAGTTGTTAAACTTGTGCAGAAACTAAAAGAACTAAAAGAGCGGCAAAAAGTACTTGAAGCAGCCGGGGTCACCACGGGATATGCGGAATATGACGCAAACCAGGCAGAAATATCCAGGCTTACCGCGCGGGTTAACGAATACCGGCAATCAGTTGAAAAAGCGGGAAACCGCACGTCGGCTTTTTCGGGCCTAATCAAAAGCGCATTTTCATCTGCCACCCATACCGTCACCAATTTCGGAAAAGCTCTGGGCAGTGGACTGGCCAATAAGGCAAAACAGGCAGTATCCAGTCTAAGAGGCCTAGGGAAATCATCAAACAACGTCAGCAAGAGCATTCTAAAGCTGTCTAATATGTTCAAGCTCATGCTCATCCGCATGGCCATGAGGGCGGCCATACAGGGTGTGAAGGAAGGTATGCAGAACCTGGTGCAGTATTCGGACCGTGCAAACCAGTCTATGTCTGGTCTGATGACCAACATGACCTACCTTAAAAATAGTTTTGCGGCGGCGTTCGCGCCCATTCTGTCCTATGTGGCTCCGGTACTTAATACTTTGATTAACCTTCTGGCAACGGCAGTGGGCTATATCAACCAGTTCTTTTCCGCGCTGGGGGGCGGGAGTACATTCGTGCGGGCCAAAAAGGCTAACGAGGATTATGCCGCCAGTCTGAAAAAGACGGGAGGCGCTGCGAGTGCAGCCGGCAAAGAGGCAAAGAAAGCCCTGGCTCCATTCGATGATCTGGTACAGATACAGCAGCAAGGTGCGGATGCATCCGGAGGCGGTGGCGGAGGGGCCAGCCCATCTGATATGTTTGAGACTGTCGGTATAGACAAGGGAATCAGTGATTTTGCAAATAAGCTGAAAGAAATGTTTACAGCCGGGGACTGGGAAGGGATAGGCCAGCTGATAGGTCAGAAGATTAACGAGGCAGTACAAAGCTTCACAGAGTTTATCAGTTGGGACAATATAGGTGCGCAGATAACAGCTTTTGTAACAGCGTTCACGACCCTGTTCAACAGTCTGGTGGCCAAGATTGACTGGTATTCTATCGGCGTCATGTTCGGCACTGGCATTAATACCATAGCGCATACGTTGTATCTTCTTCTTACCCAAATTGAGTGGTTCGCACTGGGCAATGCGTTGTCTCAAGGCCTTATGGGGATGGTCAATACGGTAGAGTGGGGACTTGTAGGCGCAACCATTGGCGCATATTTCCAGGCGCAGATATCCGGTCTGTTAGGATTCATCATTGGCACAGACTGGGGGGCCATCGGGACTGCCCTGTCTGACTGTATCGTGGGGATTGCGAATAAAATTGAATGGGAGCAGCTAGGGTATCTGTTTGCGGCTGGGCTTAACGCAGTTTTTGACGCAATGCTGCAGTTCGCAAAAGATTTCCCGTGGGTCGAAATGGGTGAGCATATCGCAACCAGTATCAGCACGTTCTTCCAGACATTCCGGTGGGCTGATGCAGGCGAGGCATTGAGCACATTCGTAATTGGAATCCTGGACTTTTTGATTACCGTGGTGCAGGAGACAGACTGGGCATCCTTTGTGCAGGGCATTGTTGACTGTATCGAGGCTGTGGACTGGATTGGCCTTGCAGGGAAGATTTACACGCTGTTGTACTCTGCGCTGGGCGTTGCTTTTGGGGCTCTGGCTAAGTTCATTGGGACCCTGATAGCGGACGGGTTCGCGGCGGCAAAGGATTATTTTAATGGAAAGATAGAGGAATGCGGCGGTGATGTTTGGGCTGGGATGCTTAAGGGAATCGTGGATGCCGCTAAGGGAGTAGTCTCCTGGATTAAGACCAACGTGGTGGATCCATTTATCAATGGCTTGAAGGCAGGCTTTGGTATCCACAGCCCGTCAACGGTCATGGCAGGGATGGGACAATACCTCTGGGAAGGTTTCTGCGAAGGCGTGAAGGAATTCTTTTCTAACCCAGTTGGTTTTATAAAGGCTAACATTACAGACCCGTTCGTGAACGGTATCAAGAGCCTCCTGGGTATCCACAGTCCGTCAACCGTACTGGCCGGCGTCGGATCCAACACCGTGGCCGGATTCAATCAGGGCGTGACAAACGAGCAGGCCGCTTCCCAGAGCGTCGTCCAGTCCTGGGCATCCGGTGTGGCCAGCTGGTTCTCTAATAAGTTCGGCATCAGCTCCGGGGATTCCGCGGAGTCCAAGAAGTGGGCCACCAGCATCATGAGGGGCTTCAACAATACTGTTAATAAAAACTATACACAATCCCAGAGCGTCATGGAAACCTGGGCGGAGAATGTCCGAAAGTGGTTTGTAGGCGTGGATGAGGTGCAGGGTGTGAATGAGCTGTCCTGGACAAAATTTGCGGAACTCATTATCCAGGCATTCAATGCCAAGATTGATGACAGCCATACTGAAACCCGGTCACCCATGGAGACCTGGGCAAAGAATGTGAAGGAATGGTTCTGGGGTGACAGTGATACGCAGGGGACCGGCGGCATGTACGCTGCATTTTATAATATGGCGAAGAGGATCAATGAGGGATTCGCCAATGGTATCTCTGACTTTGCTTACATGGCAAAGGATGCCATTAAAAGGTGGGCGAGAGAAGCCATGGAAGAGGCCGAGGAAGAGTTTGATATCAACTCGCCGTCCAAGGAGTTTTACGGCATTGCGGAGTATGTGGTGCGCGGATTTAATAACGGCATTAGTGCTATGGCGGCATCATCCCGAAGCACAGTCCAGAAGTGGTTAGATGGTGTCATGGATGTGTTTGACGGTGTGGAGGTGAAGCTGCCTATCAGTATCAACATCCCGAACGCAGCATCCTATCTGCCCAGAATGGCCAGCGGAACCGTTGTGCCGCCAAGGGCAGGTGAGATGTCCACAAGCATGAGGAACACGGCAGGATACGGCCAGGAAGAGACACTGGGCTACCTGGTGGCTAAAATGGACGAGATGATAAGCCGTCTGCAGGCGGAAGGGAACCGGCCGATACAGATTGTCTTGAACTTGACTGGGAACCTGGCAGCATTAGCCCGTGTGTTGAAACCGGAACTGGACAAAGAGGCAGCCCGCAAGGGCGTAAGACTGGTAATTGTAGGAGGAGGTTGATATGGATAATGTATTTTTAATGGACGGCAAGGCTTACAACGTGGAAGTGGAGAAGGACTCACTGGAGCGCAGCTTTGCGGTCACGGATACGGAGCAGTCCGGGCGAACTCTGGATTACTCCATGGACCGGGACATCATAGGGACTTTCTACAACTACACAATGAAAATCTACCCAAGGATGAATGACCTGGCATCCTATGATGCGTTTTACAGCATCATATCCGACCCAAACTACGCGAGCCATGAAATGACCTTCCCGTATGGGCAGGAGACATTGACCTTCCAGGCTTATGTCAGCCAGGGGAAGGATAAGCTGCGGATCCGGAACGGGAAGAACATCTGGGGCATGGATGGGCTGTCATTAAACTTCACAGCCATGGAACCACAAAGGAGGCGGTAAAGCGATGAAGTGGGACATAAGGGTAGAGACCAATGGACAGCAGCCATACTCATCCGTGGACGACCTGACCAGTTTTGAGCAGGACATGCCGCCATACGCCTACTGCCTGCCGCGGTATGCAAGGTTGGATGGGACCTATGTCAATACCCCGGATACAATCCCAGACAGCCAGAACGGCTATATCAGTACGGCGCTGAGCGGCCCGGACGGTGTGTTTGACAAGCCACCATCCATCACGATTACCTTTGACCGGCTTAAGACCAGCAATGGCGTGTCCATGGTTTTTAACAGGGTATCCGGGGATTATGCCAGCAGGCTTAAAATCTCCTGGTACAAGGATGCGGAACTGGTCCAGGAGCAGGAGTTTGAACCGGATGGGGTGGAGTACTTCTGCCGGGCCAAGGTGCCGCTGTTTAATCAGCTGGTCATCACGTACCTTGAGACCAGCCGGGCATACCGGTATCTGTGGCTGTCCGTACTGAAGAACCAGAGGATGACGGATGCGGGTGGGCTTAAGATTGTCTACGATGACATTGCCCTGGGGGCTGCAGAGGACAATACGGCGGCTTCGGGCGACCATGATTACTATGTTGACCTCCAGGACCTAAAATCGGGGGTAGAGTTCCCGGATTATGCCATGTGTCTGCCCAGGTACGCGAGGATGGATGGTAACTACAACAATGCTCCGGACGAGCTGGCTGACATGGGGTATGTGAGTGACAGCATATCCGATGCAGGCGGAACATTTGGAGAACCGCCTTCAATCACATTCACATTCGGTCAAACTTATTCCAGTGTGGGGATAACACTTAGGTTCAACGATTATTCGGGGGACTACTGCAGTATGGTCAATATTAAATGGTACCGCGGGGATGAACTGTTATCAGATCGGGATTATTCCCCGGACAGTCCGGACTACTTCTGCTATGGCATCGTGGATTATTATAACCGGGTGGTCGTTACCTTCCTGAGGACCAGTAAGCCGTACCGCAACGTATTCCTGACAGGGATAACCTGGGGACTCATCCGTGTGTTTAAGGATGATGAGATAGAGGATATCAGCTGCCTGATGGAGCTGAGCCCTATATCCGAAGCGGTAAGCATCAATACCATGGACTATACAATCCGAAGCAAGTCTGATTATGCGTTTGAATTTCAGAAGCGGCAGAAACAGACGCTGTATTTTGACGAGGCAATACTGGGGATTTTTTATCTGAAGGATGGGAAGCAGCTGGGAGCGAAACGGTATTCGGTGGAGACACAGGACGCAGTGGGAATCCTGGATAACAACCAGTTCATGGGCGGAGTGTACAACAATGCTTTGGTATCAGACATCCTGGCCGGTATTATGGCCGGAGAAGGTATCACATACTTTTTAGATGATGTTTATGTCGATGTGCGGGTGAGTGGGTACCTGCCAATATGTACGAAACGTGTAGCCCTGCAGCAGTTGGCCTTTGCCATTGGAGCCCTGGTGGACACCAGTTATGACCGGCAACTGTACATATACCCACAGCAGACCGAGGTCACCAGCGAATTCACGGCCAAAGATATCCGGTTGGGATTAAGTGTGGAACACAGTGATATCATAACCGGCATCCGGCTGTATGTACACAGTTATACCCAGGGGACAGAATCCGCGCAGCTGTATAAGGGGGTCCTGGATGGCACTACGAGGATAGAGTTTTCAGAGCCTTATCACGGTCTGTCTATTACTGGTGGAAATCTTGGGGACCATGGAGACAATTATGCCTGCATAACCGGCACGGGCAATGAAGTGGTACTGACCGGGCTTAAGTACAACCACAGCACGGCCATGTTGCTGAAAGAAAACCCAAAGATTACGCAGAATAAAAACATTGCCGAAGTCAAGGAGGCCACACTGGTGACAGCCGGAAATGCGCAGGCGGTGCTTGATCGGGTATATGGATACTACAGCAGCAATGAGAGTATCAGTTTCCGGGCTGTCATAAACGACCAGGAGTTAGGGAACCGGGTAAATGTGGCAACCGGGTTCCGGGGGACAATGACGGGCAATATCACGAAGCTGGATTTTAAGTTTAGTCGGCGTAAGGTAACGGCGGAGGTGACAGTAAGATGAGTACGGTATTGGAAACGCTGATAACGGACAGGACGGCGGATGACCTGGCCAATGACACAGATAGGGCATATATAGCGTATACAGACTTGAACCGTGTGGAAGATGCCTGTGCGCTTTTGGCGGGGCGTCTGGGGGTGACCATACAGACCAAGGCGTGGAGGATGGAGGACTTCCGGACGGATACGGAGATGTCCAGGCTGCTGGGCAACATTAAAACGCTGCGGGCTGCCTATTATACCAAGGGCTGTACCCCAGCTACCCCAGTAAAAATCACATACAGCAGCATCTATCAGGCAAATGACATTGAGCAGATACTTAAGGACTTGGGGGATATGTATGACAGCATGGTGAGCGGACAGCAGCGCCTGGCGTTTAGGCTGGGCATGAGGGGAATAGGAAACAGGAGGTAAGAATGGCATTAAAGACAAATTACAAGGCAGATGTGTTTGAGGGCAACCGAAAGTATCAGATAATCCAGGATGGGGAAGGAAAATCAGAAATTCAGGATGTGACTGCGTACAGCCAGGAGGGTGACATATTTGGTCCGAGTGACATTAACGCTACGAATAAGGCAGTGAATGCCCTGAGGAATGACAAACAAATTACCATCCCTGCATTTACGCAATCCGCTGCGCCATACACAGCAGACATAGAAGTGCAACATCTCAAAACGACAGATGCGATTGAGCTGTATGCGGGATTGATAAATAGCGACAGTGAACTTACGGTGGAGCAGAAGGCAGAAAAAATAAAAATACGAAGAAAATACCTGAACATGATTGATGATGCAGAGTGTAATACAGATGGCATATTGACGGTAACCTCCTACAGCAAGAAACCGGCCACGGAATTTGCTGTATGGTTAAGGGGTTGCTCAGAGGAGGAATAGGGATTGAAAGCAATTATACATGGCAGTGGAGGAGCGGATACAGACGGTTTGACCGCTATTGCCGCTCACGTACTGAACGGAGAAATATTTTATGGAGCTGATAGCGACGAACCTCAAAGAGGAACCATGACAGTAAATAGTATACTGTCTTTTAGCGTAGCCGCATATAGTGGACGCCGAGTACTTTTGAAATGGCAGAATCCGTATGCGGCTCCTGGAAAACCTTATTGCGGAGTAATAATAAAAGCCAGTACGGGCGGATATCCAGCTTGGAATGCGCCTGCTTGGGATGCAATTTATGCGGGAGCAGGAGACAATGTTACTCCTGGAGGCTGGTCACAAGCATTTATGGATTTACCAGCTTTAAATACCACTTATTATTTTACATGCTTTGGGTATGCCACAACAAACTTTGGAGAGATATACAGTCCGGTATATGACCCATCGTCAGTTAAAAATGCTGTATATACGACCGTAGGACCTTCGTTGGTTACGATAGCCGGAACGCAGGATTACGTAATTCCAGATGGATTTACTTCAGCTGATATATTCTGTGTTGGCGGCGGTGGTGGAGGTGGAACTGGATACCGATTTACAAAAGAAGCCTATCAACAAGGCGGAGGTGGCGCTGGCTCTGGTTATACTAACACTGCTTATAATATTGGTGTAACAGCTGGACAAGTATTAAATTGTATAGTAGGTGCTGGCGGTAGCGGACAAGCTGGATATAAGTATACGGGTGGCAGAGGAGGATCAACATCAGTAGCAAGAAATGGTGTTATTTTATGTAATGCTGACGGTGGATATGGGGGCAAAGGTGCTAGTTCAGGCTCAAATGCATCAGGCGGTTCCTCTGGTGGTGCTGGTGGCTATAATGACCTTGACTCAAATCCGTACATAAGAGCTGGTGAAGGCGGTAAATCAGATGGTGGCGGCTGGTCAAATGCTCCAGGCCAGGGACGCACAACAAGAGCTTTTGGCGAAGGCGGAAATACTTTATATGCTGGCGGCGGAGGCGGCGGAGGTGGTGAAACGAATTGGGGCAATCCTGGTGGTGCTAACACTGGCGGCGGAGGCGGCGGAGGTGGTGGCGCTTCCTACGGAAATGAAATGTATGGCGGCACTGGCGGCTCAGGAGTTATTTTAATCAGATTAAAGTAGGAGGATTAATATGGCAGCACACGAAGTATTCGCAATGATATCCGACGAAACAGTACAGAATGTGGTGGTAGGACAATATGAAGGAATCAACCGAGTAACACGGTGCGTATATGGTGACGATGCCTTTGCGGTTGATTGCCTGCAATATCCCTGTGAGATAGGAGATAAGTACATAAACGGCGTATTTTACAAGGCCGATGGGACAACACCAATCAATAGACTACCGACTGACAAAGAAGAGATTCAGCAGTTAAAGGCAGATAATGCACAGTTAACAGTAGCAATGGCAGACATGATAGGAGGTGCAATGTAATGCTATCCAATATACAGCGCAACATCATTATCCGGGCCCTGCGGATTCGGAAAAGTCAAGGAGAGGAACCGGCAGACATCTTGGAAGGTTACAAGAACCTGACAGAAGAGGAAAAGGCAGAGCTGTTGGAAGCCTTAGAAGAATAGGAAAGGTGAGGTATATGATATGCAGATACCCACGGATATCATGGTGGCGCTCATCGGCCTGCTTGGGAGCGCTGCGGGAGCTTTTGTAGGTGTGGTAACATCTGCCAAGCTGACCAATTACCGGATTGAGCAGCTAGAAAAGAAGGTGGATAAGCACAACACTGTGATTGAACGCACATACAAGCTGGAGGAGACTCAGGCGGTCATACAGGAACAGATTAAGGTTGCCAACCATAGGATTGGCGACCTGGAAAAAGAAAGAGAGGAATAGAATATGGATTTATCATTTTTTAGCAATTATGCGGTGGCGGTCATTGTAGGCATTTGCTTGATTACAGGTTACATAGCAAAAAAGTGGGTGAAAGACCTGGACAACAAATACATCCCTACCATGGTGGCCATCTTGGGAGCGGCACTTAACATCTGGATTGCGGGAAGTGTAAGCCCGGATATCATTCTGGCCGGAGCCTTTAGCGGTCTTGCAAGTACAGGCCTGCATCAGGCGTTTAAACAGATGATAGAAGGTTAATTGGACGTTGCGATATCGCAACTTGTGACGTCACAACTTTTCATGGCTCAGGGATGCCCCCTGGGCCTTATTTTTTTTTTGAATGGAGGAAAACACTATGAGTAACACATCAGCAGGATTAATTCAGCATTGCCAGGACAAGCTGGGCACCCCTTACGTCTACGGCGCCAAGGGCGAGGTCCTTACCCAGGCCATACTGGACCGCCTCGCCCGAGAGAACCCAGGCACATACACATCCACCTACAAAGCTAAGGCAGCCAAGTACATAGGCCAGCGCTGCACGGACTGTTCCGGCCTCATCAGCTGGTACACTGGGCGCATCCGCGGCAGCTACAACTACCACGACACAGCCGTGGAGCGCGTGGGTATCGACCATCTGGACGAGTCCATGGTCGGTTGGGCGCTCTGGAAGCCGGGCCATATCGGGGTGTACATAGGTGATGGTTGGTGTATTGAGGCCAAGGGCATCAACTACGGGACTATCAAGTCCAGAGTAGCGGCCACGCCCTGGCAGAAGGTGCTTAAACTGAGGGATATTGATTATACCCCGGTCCCAGTGACATACACCCAGGGCTTTCAGCCGGCCGCAGACGGGCAGCGCTGGTGGTACCAGTTTGCAGACGGCAACTATGCGGCTAACGGCTGGTACTGGCTCCAGGAGATGGAGCGGAGGACATGGGGATGGTACTTATTTGACAGCGAGGGTTATATGCTGACCGGCTACCAGGTGGACCCCGCCGGCGAGGCATTTTTACTCTGCCCAGTAATAGGCAGTAATGAGGGCAAGTGCATGATTACGGATGCCAGGGGAGCGCTCCGGATTGCAGAAGAATACGACATGGTAAATCGTCGGTATGTGTTCGAGTGGTGACACTGATGCCAGATAAGGATGGGGATAACAGAGGAGATGGGTCTAGTCCATAGGACCAGACCCATCCATGTACAAAATATTCGGGGGCATAGATGGTGACATCTACGAAAATATTATATCGACTAAATATAGACAAAGTATGAATAGGAAAACTAAAAAGATAACTTAAAAAAATTTTTAAAATCTGCAACTTTTTTGAAATACAATACGTCTAATATTATGAAATTATAAAAAGGAGGATTTGATAATGAAGAAAAGAAATGTATTTGTAGCTACTTGTGTAACTTTGATGTTGGTTGCGGGATGTTCCGCGCAGAAAGGTGAAGTATCTTCCGCAGCGCCTACACAGATAGTTAGCACTTCGATAGCGGAAAGTACGCTTGATGTGTCTTCCACTAAAAGCGGTGAAAATAGAATGGCTGAAGAAGAATCCACTCTTACAGGTACTATCAGTGACATTAAGGATTTTATGTTTGTTATCACCGATGGGGATGGAGTGGATTATGTTCTTAGCTTTGAAGGAGAAAAACCAGAAGGATTATCTTCTGTCAAAGAAGGAGATACGGTTTCTGTTGTTTATACAGGAAAACTGGAAGAAACAGAAGCATTCACTGGAACTGTGATTTCTGTGACAAAAAAGTAGCAGGTTTAATTGTTAACTGGAAAAATTTTAAGGCGCCATAATGGCGTCTTTTGTTATTAGTAACGAAAAACACCTCAATGTTAATTGAAAATTGAACTGTTGTTCACAGCCACATGCTTACTGAATTTGTCACAAGTAAAAAATGTATGGAGAAAAATACCGAAAAAAGCGTTTATATATATATATAAACGGTGGGGAGGTATAAAGTTATGATTGAAGGAGCTTATGTACAATATCAGTCTGCCAAGGCGGCAGAGGACATGTTTTGTGAAATGAGATTGCTTATAAATGATATTATGATGAATCATATTCATTTCATCAGTGACGAGACAGCCGCTACTGTTTTGGATTTAGCCATCAGGATAGGGGAGGCGGAAGGCGGAGAGTGA